CAGCCAGCAATTTGTCACCGCGTCCAATTTCACCGGCCTCGCCAATGCCGCGACCAAGGCCGATGTCGGTTCCGCACTGAACAACGTGGGCCGCAACCTCATCCACAACAGCGCCTTTACGATAGCGCAACGTGGGGCGGGGCCTTGGTCCGCTAACAGTGCATACACGGTGGACCGCTGGCGGGTAGCGGTGGCGCTGGATACGGTGAGTGTGACGCAAAGCGCCGTGGCTGACGCTGTAAAAACTCAGATTGGTGATGAGGCGGCTAGTTTTTATCTGCTAAACACGTTTACTGGCAATGTCGGGGCGGGTTCGCTGACGGCAATCAACCAGCCTATAGAGGGTGTGCGGCGTCTTGGCGGCAAGATAGTTACTGTCAGTTTCTACGCCTGGGCGAGTGCCGCCTTGAAGCTTGGCGTATCGCTTGATCAGTATTTCGGGGCAGGTGGGTCGCCATCGGCGGGCGTGACCGGCACCGGGCAATCCGTCACTTTGAGTGCGACGGCAACGCGCTACAGCGTGACGTTGACACTGGCGTCCATAATTGGCAAGACGCTGGGCACAGACGGTAGTGACAGCACGTCACTGTTGCTTTGGTATTCGTCAGGTGCCACTAACAGCGCCCGCGCAGGCGGCGTGCCAGTGCAGAGTGGCAGCATCGCCATCTGGGGCGTGCAGCTAGAGATCGCCCAGCCCGGCCAGACCGCGCCCACGCCGCTCGAAAAGCGCGATCCGGTGTATGAGTTGCAGCAAGCACAACGGTTTTACTGCACGGGGCAGGTGTTCATGGCGGGCTTGGCCGCATCGCCGTTTGGCGTCCGCGCCCTGTTCCCGGTGACGATGCGATCTTCGGCGCCTGCCTTGGCCTTCACGCCACTCGCTAACGTCAATATGGGCGCGATAACCATCGCGGCAGATGGCGTTGACGGCGCCATTGTATACGGCAACGCAACCACGGCCAACATAGCGACCCAGATACGCGGCACTTACACCGCCAGCGCGGACCTCTGATCATGGCCCTCGATTTCCCCGCCACCCCCTCCAACGGCCAGCAATTCACGTCCGGCGGCACGATCTGGACATGGGATGGTGCGAAATGGGTCGCGGGCGCAACGACCAGCGCCTTCGCGCCCGTCAACAGCCCGGTCTTCACGGGCGACCCACAAGCCCCGCAACCGGCGGCCGGGGATGCCGATGCCAGCATCGCCACCACCGCCTTCGTCACCAATGCCGTTGCGACATCGTTACATGATGTCGGCAGGAACTACGTCCACAACAGTATGTTTAATGTGCAACAAAGAGGTAGCGGAAGTTGGTCCGCTAGTGGCAACTACACGGCGGATCGCTGGGTGCAGTTCTTCGGCGGCGGCAGCATGGCCACGTCGGTCAACCCATCGGGAGACGGAGCACGCGCGCAGACCGGCGACGAGAGCATGGCTTATCAGCTTTATACCACGTTCACGGGGACCGCTGGCGCGAGCGATCTCGCGCTCATGCAGCAGAACATCGAAGGTGTGCGGCGTCTCGCGGGTAAGACAGTGACCCTCAGTTTCTGGGCCGCGTCAGGCACGGGGTCGAAGGTAGGCGTCAATCTGGAACAGAACTTCGGCACGGGCGGCTCGCCTTCCAGCATAGTCGCCCAGGCGGGGGTTGCTTTCACACTGACCGGCGGTTTCGTGCGCTATAGCGCCACCTTCACGATGCCTAGTGTCGCGGGCAAAACACTAGGCACGAACAACAACGACTGCACGCAACTCAGCTTTTGGTATTCGTCTGGCAGCACCTACGCCGCGCGGGCGGGCAATATCGGCGCTCAGACAGGCAACATCTCCATCTGGGGCGTCCAGCTTGAACTCGGCACCGTCGCCACGCCGCTCGAAAAGCTCGATCCGGTTACGCAACTGCAACAGTGCCAGCGGTTTTATTGCGTGCTGCGACAACTGAGCATGATCGCTTCCGGCGCGGCTACGCAGGCGCTGGGGCAGACTTGCGCGCTCCCGGTTCCAATGCACCACGTTCCCGGTTTGGCGTTTGCAAACACCACTTACGGCAATATGTCCGGTATCACTGCAACAAATGTTCAACCGACCAGTGTGTTGATCTTCGCGACCTTGGTCGGAAGCGCAGGCGGGCAGTGGACGACTGATTTACTGGCATCGGCGGACCTATGAACATGGCAGAGGGGAACTAGCATGTGTTTCTCCGTCGCGTGGCTGGTGTTGATGCTGGTTTGGCTCGTCATCGTCTGCGGCGTCGTCGCCATCCTCATGCTGCTCTTGCCAATCATTCTGGGCTGGCTGGGCTGGGCGGGCGACCTCGCCATGCGGGTCATCAGGATCATCGTCGCCATGATCGTCATAATATTCCTGATCTATTTCGTCTATGACCTGATCATGTGCATGAGCGGCGGTATGCCGAGGCTGCGGCCATGACCCATCTCGGGGTGCTCGATGACATGGATCACGAAGCGAAATACGACACTGACGCCGAATATCGAAAGTCCGAGTTACGCATTCAGGCTCTCGGTGCAGCGATCAGCCGCCGGGACTGGCACGCGGTTGAACAGGCATATGCCGCCATCCGCGACAGGTTCTATTCGCACGGCATTCCGAGAATGCGGCCGTGATCTCCGACCGCGCCCTCTATTATCTGGTGATCGGCCTGATATGGGCCGCGCTGCTCACGGCGGGGAGGACGCTATGAGATGGCCGATGAACCGTCCAAGCGTCCCTCCTGGCTCACCATCGGCGTCATTGGCGCGGTCGCATCGGTTGGCGTCTACGTGTTCACCTTCGGGAGCCAGATAGGCGCCATGCGGCACCAGATCGAAACCCATGATATCCGCCTCGACGCGCTGGAGACGCGCGGCAGCGGCCCGGTGCAGGCCACGGCGGAAAAAGTCGCGGGATTGACCGCAAGGGCCGACAAGATTCTTGATGGTCTTTTGACGCTGCAACAGAAAATGGCCGATCTTCAGGCTACTCAGCAATCGCAGGGCGTCGTGCTCAATCGCTTGCAAGAGGATGTGGCCAAACAGGCCAGGCAATGAACGCCTTTGCCCCCACTCACCCTGCGACAACGCCGCCGGGCGCGCGTCTGTCGGTGACGCTGACGGCGGCGCAATGGCGGGTGATTGAACGGCAGTTGGGGAAGGGCAAATACCGGCACGTCAACCGGATCATGGAAGATTTGCGGGCGCAACTGGCGCTGGCAAACATGGGCCGCGTGCCGATCCAGAACCTCCAATCCGCTTACAACAACTGGCCGAATCAGGGGTAACGCATGGCCGCGATGAAGGGTGGCAAGATCAAACGCACGGCGGGACCGTCGATTGGCAAAGATGACGGGCTGATTCCGGCGCAGAAGGGCGAGTATGTCATTCGCAAATCGGCGGTGAAGAAGCTCGGAACCAAAGTGCTGGATCAGGTGAATAAGGGCCGTCTACCACAGAGAAAAGGCAAACGCTGATGGGCTGGCATCGCAACAAAATGCACGCTTACAAAGGTTATGAAATTGGTGGGTTGATCGAGGGCACGCAGCCGCTCGACCTTACCGACCCGAAGATGAAGAAGATCATCGATGCGATCATGGCGGATTCGGGTGGCGATCAGAAAGCGTATATGGACAGCGGTGCTGATGCCGGGCTGGATTTCACCAAGACTATCGGCACTAGCTCCGGCTCCGAGAGCAACGCCAAAGGCTTCTCCAAGGGCGGCAAGGTGCGCAGCGTGAGGAAACGGTGATGGCAAAGAAAGCAGCGCCCAAGCGCAAGGGTTACGACGGAGGCGGTAAGGTCAGCAGGACAACTGCGCCGGCAAATTGGCGCCCTGAAGATTACGGCAAGTCGGCGCAGGGGTTGTTTGGGCCGATGCTGGGCACGTCGGGGCCAGCGAATTTACGTGATCAGACCTGGCAGCAATACGTCAAGGATGCGGAAGCCGACACCGGCAAGGCCAAGGGCGGTAAAGTGCGCAAGACACTGCCAGCGAAGAAAGGCAAACGCTAGTGCCGCATGTGCCGCTTGCCTCATGGACCCCTGACCAGGCCGAGATGATGAACGGCATGGTCAAGCCGTTGAACGCTGTGCGGACCAAGACCGGCTGGCGCCCCATGCCTAGCCTCAAACAGCTTTCCGTCACCGGCATCCCGGCCCCGGCCAATGCGCTGTTCTTGACGAGCGATCTGCAAGGTAACGAACTGGTCTACGCCATCGGCGCCAACGGCAAAATCTGGCGCTACGACGCCGGGCCGCAAGGTTTCTTCGACGTATCGCGCACAACGCCTGCGTATGCGGCCAATCAGGACTGGACCGGCACGCGCTGGGCCAACAAGTTCATCGTTGCCAATGGTTTCGACAAGTTGCAGGCGATTGATGTGACAGCCGGCACGGGGGCCAAATTTGCCGATCTGTCGGCCACCGCACCTACGGCGCATTTCGTGACCATCGTGCGCGATCAGGTGATGGCGGCGAACATGGCCCTGGCCACGGACACCGGCACTGCGGCGCCGAATAGGGTTGCCTGGAGCGCCATCGATGATGCGACCAACTGGACGCCGAATATGGCGACCCTGTGCGACTTCCAGGACGTGCCCGATCTTGGTGCCT